TGTTTTTGGCAGTCTAGTTGAGGGTTACGATAGTGTTAAGTCTCTAAGCATGGTGAGCACCGTAAACTCTTATGGTACAACCATTTACAAGGACGCGTATTTTAACGGTCTGTTTGACTTCGCAGGTACAAACGTGTTTGGCAGCAAAGTACGTAGCCATCAATTGGAACAGGTTCTGAACGTTCAGCCGCGTGCGGTACAAGGGGGTTTTAACACTTCGGCTATCGGCGAAACGATTACAGGATCTACAGCCAGTACTACGCGTGTACGGTCTAACACGTATTTCCGGTTGAATCGCGCAGAAGGTTTGAAAGTTAGCGGAATACCCAACGGGATTCAATGTAGCCCAATCATCACAGACCGTAATAACAAGATTATAACGTTATCGCCGGGATGGACTTCTGGGGAACTCACAGTAGCAAATGCTAACGATCGTTGTTATTTACTGTTTAGAAAATCTAACGACAGCGCGATAACACCGGAAGACCTTGCAGGCGTAACCGTAACGGTGTACAACGGTTGTAAGATCGTGAACACAGGGGCAACGGCGGTTAACATGAAGGGCAACATCAGAGTAGAGGATAACGCTACACTCGTTAATGCTGGTGTAGTCGGATCGGGCTACTTCGGTGGAAACGCCATTATGTCGGGAATGGCTGTAAACGGGTACGCCTACATGAAGGATAACACGCTATGTACCAAGACTTCCGAAAACGTACAAACATTTGCAGCCCTTGTTATGGAGGGTAACGCAGTGTACAATTCTATTGCGACACTACCGCTTACTGGTCTTAAGGTGTTTATGTATGACAATTCAAAGGTGCTAGGGGAACTTAGGTCTGTTTCTCCTACTTTGGTTATGAGTGATAACGCTACAATAACAGCGGCGGGCGGTTTATCAGGTGCGGGTATTGGCGCGGTTACTATTAAAGATAATGCAGTGATAAACAACTCGATTTCACCGATTGGGGACATAACTCTATGCGGTGGTTACGTGTCTACATCTATTAAAACATGGACAGGTAAACGCGTGATTGACAACCATAACGCGCCCGAGTACGATAATAACGTAAAAACGCAATATGACTTTTAAAGGGATACTAGATCAGGTTGGAACATGGGGGGCGCAACACGCGCTTCCCGTATTCTTCGGAGATGAATCTACACGTAATCGACTGGCAAACGATATAACGGGTGATTTTATCTTTGTTGATGTGCCCGGAGGAAGGCAGGACTATAACGACTACTCCGCCGAGGCGTTCTCGATCACCGTGCTTATACAGGTGCTGGGGACTTCGCACTACGAAAGTGACAGCTCGTCCGAGATCGACGTACTAGATCGGACGTTCACCGTTATTACAGACATAGCGAAGAAGGCGGTTTGCCTCTATGAGTCCGAGGGCGCGGCAGTGGTTAAACGTCAAAACATTTATGACAGTCCCAAATCAGGATGGGAGATAACACTTAATCTATCTGAATAATGGCACGTAACGCGATGTTGGAAATAGAAGTCATACTAACTAAGCTACGGGACGACATAGAAGCCTCGTACAAGGCTAAAGGGCTTATGGCATCCGGTAACTTTGCCAAGGAGCTTAAGTTGGTTGTAAGCGGCAATAACGCTAAGATAACCGCACCGCGTTATGTGGGCGCTATGGAAGGTGGACGCATTGCGGGCAAACGTCCGCCGTTGTGGATCATACGCAAATGGATCGAGGACAAGAACAAGCAAGGCGCGAACATACCGTTAAGCGCGGCTTATCCGATCGCGAAGGCTATCGGCGAGTCCGGGATCAAGGTACCGAACAGTCACAACCCCGGCGGGGTAGTATCGGACGTACTCAACCCTGCAAGGGTCTTGAAGTTGCAAAACGAGATAGTAACTATAATTAAATATGCTATTATTGACACTTTAAATATTAAATAGATGAATATATACATACCGATAGCAGATGTAACACTAACCGACGGCCAAACCTATGACGGGCAATTACCCGTGTGGGCTACCCGCCCGCTAATGGCGAGGGTGACAACGGGAACCAACGAGCCCGTAAATATAATCGTACGGGAAGGTGGTGCGATCCGAAAAACAATATCTTTGCCATACCAACAATACGGCGTAGACGTAGACCTGTCATTTGCCGCTCCGTTAATTAGGCGCGCCGACCGTAACGAGTCAGAGGGTACACCGTGGTTTCCCCAGCAGCTAATCGAGTTTTGGAGTACTGATATAGCGACTAGGACCATCATACCCGTATTCCATTGTGACGAAACGTATTGGGACACGCTAGGCGTTGATGGCGCGCTTCCGCAACCGCCCAAACCGCGCATACCGGGTCAGAAGCTGGACATCTACTTCCCGTACTCTATACACCCGTCTGATGCGCTTTCCGTTGAGGTTGAACCCGTAACGGGCGCGCCTGGTTCGGCGATCTTCCCTACTACCTATGTACTGGGGAACACTATCGATATAACGTATATCAAAAAGCTTACTATTAAAAACGTTTGGGGGTCCGGACTGGATCAGGTGATTAACTATGAAGATCGTCTAATGTCTGACGTTGTTTACGATACCGGGCTTCAATGCGCTTTGCGCGCTAGATGGAACATGCGCAATGGTCAGTGGTTTTGGGCTGCATTTAAGGACTACTTTTGGTCTAACAAGTTCACCCCTATCAGAGGGCGCGGCGGTGTCACAGAACAAGCGGAGCTAACTATAAATCTAGAGTACGGCGAAGAGTGGTATAACGTGTACCAAGAGTTGTTGGTATCGTCTAATGTCGTGTTCGAGTTGAACATACCGGGTATAAACCAATACCAGTCTAAACGCTTCAAGGCGGAAGTTTCGGGCGACACAGGGGCACGCTGGTCAAACAGTACTAAGACGTACAGGCAGCAGGTACGGTTCAAGACCACGGAACTACAGGATAACTACATGTTCCCGTTAGCACCGGACCAACCGCCTACACCGTCTATCGCGTTTAGCGCGCAGAAAAACCCGTGGACGGTCGGCGCGGCGTATGCGGAAGGACTGGTTAACAGCATATACAGTAACGCGGCATGGGAAGTACAGAGCACACCGGCATGGTTATCGGCGGGGGAAGCGGTTACATTAACAGCGGACGATTTCGAGCAAGGCGGGCTAGCGGGCGCGGTTGGTACACCATACGAGGACACGAAATTTGCGTCTAACAGTTATATAAGATCAAAAAACCCCGTGCCCGTTTATGGTAAACCAGTATTTATAAAGGCATTTGTCCCCGGATACAATGTAATTATGTATGCTTTCGACGCTGATATGAAACTTATTGCAGGGAATAATCTAGTATCGGGGGCAGACCAAACTAAAACCGTAAATATACCCGGGGCGGTCTATGCTATTTTTAGAATGCAAAAAGCTCCGTTGTCGGATATTGCACCATCGGACGCGACAACCGCGCAAATCGGTGTGTCTGTTAATAGGTTCAATGGTACTGCGGGTACGTCTAATCTCACCGCGACGGTAGCCGCCAACCCTGGCGAGGCTAGAACGGGCAACATAGTCCTGAAGAGTTTGGCGGGGTCGGCTACGTACAACGTATCAATAAACCAATCGAAGGCTAGTATAGTATTTAACCCGGAACCTACTATAGTTTCAGCAGGAGCAAATCCGTCGATTCTATTAAGACAAATGAATTCTGATACGTCTTGGCGATGTGTGGAGTATCCTACATGGGCAGTTCCTATAAATTTAACAGGTGATGCCGGGTATGCCATTAATTGTAATTTTAATTTACAAGCAAATACCGGAGCGCCGAGATCAGCGAATATAACATACCGTAGCACTGTGAATCCGTCGGTTCAAAATAGTTTCAGCGTAACGCAGGCCGGGATTTCGGGTAATATATCCACCAGCCCCAGTACGTTTAACGTAGACTATCTAACACACCCGGTAACTGTGGACGTTACATCAGTTGGCAGCTGGGTTGTGGCGCAGCGTGATACGTGGATCGCCCGAAGCGTATCTACAGGAGCCAACGGAACAACCGCCGTAACGTTAACGATCGCAGACAACACGAGTAACGACGCGAGAACCGGAACAATAACGTTCTATAATGACTTAACCGAGGAGATAGCGGTAGTTACCGTTAACCAAACGGGCACGCCCACTTCAATCGGCATAACCCCGTTACGTATTTCAGGCCCTAAAGCCGGGACGGGATCTATTGTGCCTGCGGTGGCAACATCTGAAAATGGTTGGACTATGGGTAGCGCGCCTAGCTGGGTATCCGTTACGCCTGCATTAGGAGAGCCCGGACAAACTGCCATAGGTGTTAAATACGATACACCGAACCCGGGAGCAGCACGGACAGGGGAGCTAAGAATCAAAAATACAGTTACAAACGAGATCGCGATTTGTTTAATCACACAGGAGGGATAAGATGAAAATAGTATCATTAAGAGTTAACGGTTACGACATAGACGGTTTAGATAACGCAACGGTCAAAATCACATTAAACAACATTTCCCCGGTTACTATGACCGGGGACAGTGTCGCGTTCAGCGCGTCGATAAAAGTGCCGAGAACGCCGGACAATGACCGGACATTTATAGGGCTGAACAAAGGCTTGCTTAACTGTGAGTATTACGTAGCCGAGGTTCTGGTATCGTCTATACCGTTCAAGTATTACGCTTATGTGTCCGACGAGCCTACACAGTTTTACGCGAAGGTGTCGGCGACTGAAACGGAGTATACTATAAACTTGATAGAGAGTACGGACAAGTGGTCAGACGTGAGCAAGCCTATATCGACATTACCCGATTTTAGCCTAGTGAAGGACGGCGGTATAAACTTAAGCGCCGCCAACCTTGCAAAGATAGTCCGTGAGTACGTGGACTTTCCGCAAATAACGTTTCCACCGATCAACCCGTTTTACAACCCAGGCGGCTTGCTTCCTCAACCGGAAGACGCAGCCGTATTAGCGCCTACCATGGTTTGCGCACGCGGTAATATCACATGGCAGGACAACGTAGCGACGGGAACGGTGAAGTTTCTACCTAAAGGCAGCACCAAGGGACGCGGGGGGTATAAGTATCCGAACACCGCGGCGGTTGTGCTGGATAACTCACAAATTTACATGTACGCTTCGTACTTTGGCAACCGTACGGGGGGAAGCCCCGCGGGATTCCTTATATCGGCAGGAGAGAACCAGCAGTTCCAAATGATCGTAGAATACAAGGGGGACACAATACCGACTACCAAGCCTACTATTCAGTTACGTGGTGCAGTATCGGGGGTAGGGCGGTCAATGTCTTACTACGGGAGCATAACCGACCGCATCTGGATTTACGTTACGGAGAATAATGCGCAAATGACGGTTTATCCTAAACAGGATGCCTATATGCAACTGGCGGCGACTATCGGAGGCGTAACCCGTACGGACTATTTCAGATTCCCGGACGGCTACGACCCGGAGGAGCTGATAAGATGCGGAGCGGGGCAGGCGGTGTTTGATGCGGCCATCAAGCCGCAATACGATTCAGTCGCTAATGTAGCCATCGATTTTCCGTACACGGACGTAAAAAACATAGTGGACGACATGTGCACGGCATGGCATTGGAGGAAGATTTACCGCAACGGTACGTTACGTATCGAGCCGATAGTAGATGCAGACCTACGGGACGGTACATCGATGGCATGGGCACGTGTACACGATTGGAGTGACAAACTACGTAGCGTTGAAACCGTAGACGTTCCTGACGAATTCGCGGACCAATACGTTTGTACGATCGGTTCGGAAAAATTCAGTTACTCCAACGGCCTGGGAACGGTAACACCCGTTAAGGACGCTTACAAATCATCTGTTAAGTTCTCATATAATAACCGGGTATTCCCGATCATGGGGCTAACCGCAGCGTTCGCCAAACCTAACAATTATAGCTACTATTATACGTTTGTAAAAAGCATCTATTACCCGTATATAAACAGACATTTCCGTATGTTCCGGTCCCGCGTGCAGGTTAAAATCAAAGCGCAACTAGAATACGCGGACGTTGAAAACCTACGATTGGGGGATGCATACTACTTTTCGCAGCTAAACAGCTACTTCTACATCAAATCTCTAGGCGAATATGACGTAGCAACCGGGAATTGTAAGCTATCTTTGTACAAAATGGATTTAAAGTAAATTAATATGGCGGATCAAGTAACATTATTAGACCTTAATTTCGGCACGTCAGAAGCCGAAAAGGGGCTGGATGCGTTAATAGCTAAGAGTATGTCCCTTGCAAAGACTAAAAAGGATTTGCAAGCGGCGTACGCCTCCGAGAAGAAGGAGCTGGACGCGCTAAACCAGAACTACGCGGACGGGCTTGTGCAACAAGACAAGTACGACGCGACTGTTAAGAAGCTGAACAAGTCTCTGATTGAGACGCAAAAGGCTATCCTAGACAATACCGAGGCGAACAAAAAGAATAACGCCGAGATCAAAAGCACCAAAACGCTATTAGACAATGAGGCTACGAGCGTTAACGCTTTGCGTGCACAGTTGGCGCAAAACACCACGGAGCTGAACAAGATGAGCGAGGCGCAACGGACTACCAGTAAGGAAGGACAAGACCTAACCGAGCAGACCAAGGCGTTATCGGACAAGCTGAAGGAAATGGAAAAGGCGGTAGGCGACAACCGCCGTAACGTCGGTAATTACGCGGAGAGCGTCAAGGACGGCATATTGCAAACTCAAGGGTTAACCGGAGGCACTGGTGCGCTGGTGGGACAGATGAAAAGCGGCATCACCGGGGTGCAGGCGTTCAACGCGGCGTTAAAGGCGAACCCTATTATTTTTGTCGTGTCTATCGTGTTAACTCTTATCGGGATTATCGAGAAGCTGATGAAGCGTAACAGCGAGTTAGCGACTAGCCTGCAAGCGGCGTTTGCCCCTTTTAAGGTCATTCTCGGGCGGTTGTTGGACTGGATAACCGATCTATTCAAGGGCGTGGCGTTCGTGCTTGAGAACATTGCTAAAGCCGTTACATGGCTATTGGATAAACTGGGACTAATCAGTGAAGAGACGAAGCGGGCGGCAGATGAAGGCGCACGGCTGGCGGGCGAAACACAGCGTATTTATCAGGAGGAAACTAAGGCGCTTGTCCCAATGGCACGAATGAAGAGGGAACTAGCGGAACTTAAGACTTTGGCGGCGGATCAGAACAAGACCACCGCGGAGAGAACGGAACTGCTAAAGGAGGCCGCAGAGAAATTGCATATCATACGTGATTTGGAGCTGGCGGTACTTAACTCCAAATACAAGCAGATCAAAGCCGAGAACCAATTAGGCTATACAAGCGATGAGGACTACCGGAAAGAACAGGAAGCCCTCGCGGCACTGGAAGCCGCGAAAGCGAGTTATGCCACGCAGGAGAAAGAACTAATCGGGCAAATGACGGGCCTCGAAAAATCAGAACGGGACAAACAGGTAGCAGGCGCTAAGGCAGCGGCGGAGAAAAAGAAAAAGGCGGCAGAGGCAGCGACAAAAGCAGAAGCCGAAGCAGTAAAGAAGCAAGCCGAAGTACTCAAGAAGGCGCAAGAGGAAACGATCAAGGCGTACGAACAGAGTGTCAAGAAGATGGAGCTAGAGATAGCCGAGAACCAATTACGGACGGGTAAAACTTCGATAGAGGAGACGCAACATGTGATTAACGAGCAGATCGCATTGGAAAAGTTTAAGAGAGATCAAAAGCTCATAACTGAACAGGAATACCTGAATAACGTTCGCGCTCTGAATCTGCAATTCGAGACGGAAGTTAAAGCCGACGCAGATCGGAGGGTAGAAGAGAAGAAAGCCGCGGACGCTCTAAACTTAGAGAATGAACGCGCATTAGCGGACATAAAGCTGCAAAACGACCTAGACAACCAAATAACCCGGTTGGACGCTATGAAGGCTCTAGAGATCGCGAACGCGGAAAATATCGGAGCGGAAACAACCGCCATAACCGAGCGTTTCGAACTCATGAAGGACGAGGTAAGACGCAAATACTATAACGCGCAATTAGAGATGGCGGCGGGCACAGCCGGACAACTCTCTAGCTTACTGGGCGAAGAGAGCGCAGCGGGCAAAGCATTTGCCACGGCGCAGGCGCTTATCAATACTTATCTAGGTGCGTCTAAAGCTTTGGCGCAGGGCGGCATCTGGGGTATCGCGCAGGCGGCTATCGTAGTGGCGGCGGGTATGAAGAACGTTATGAGCATCAACAAGACTAAAGAGCCGGACACTAAGATCAATACAAGTGTGCGGAAATATGCGAAGGGCGGACAGATTTACGGAGCTAGCCATGCGGCGGGCGGCGTAACGTTCACCGGATCAAACGGGCAACAATTCGAGGCCGAGGGCGGAGAGAATGTGTATATTTTGAACCGGAAAGCGTCCGGCGCGATCAACGCGTTATCAGCCCTTAACATGGAGTACGGAGGGCGCTCGTTCGGTTCTTCGGGTGTGTACCGGTACGCAAACGGTGGGAAGATCGACGTAGGCGGCGGTGCAAGTATGCAGTTACCTAGTAATTTCAGCCTGTCAAACGATAGTTTGCGGAAATTAGCGGCAATTATGTACGATTCAGTGGCTAGCGTCCCCGCTCCACAGGTGGCAGTTACCGACATAGACGAGGGTCAACAACAATATAATAGTGTACAGGTAGCGGCTAGCCTATAAATCATAGGTAAAGCCGCGGCTTTGTGCCGTTAAATAATATATCTTTGTACCAATAATACAGTAATATATGAAAATATTTGAAAAATTACGCATTATAGAAGCCGGGGAAACCGCAAACTACTATGAAGAAGGGGGAAAGGCTTATAAATTAGTCATCTCTGCTAGTGCTTTCCCGTCTCTAGTGGCTTTAGGTAATTCCCGGCCTATTCACGCACGTCGTACGCACAACGGTACGGACTTGCTAGACGGGTACATAGGACATTTCGCTAACTTCACGCACGACGAAAATGCCGTTTATGCCGACCTAATTATGTCGGAAGCTTTGGAAAGTGCGTATCCTAGCGAATATAATTTTATGGTCGCCATGATCGAGAAGGAGCCGGAGCTACTAGGTGTATCGGTTAATCAGTCTGATGTTAAACAGTTGGACGAAGAATCGCAAACCGCAACCGTAACGGAAGTAAGAGAATTATTTAGTGCCGATTTGGTGGGACTTCCCGCGGCTACTAGTTCTTTATTTAATAACAATTTAAACAAATTATCAATGAGTAAATTTTGGACAAAATTAGCCGAGCTGGTTAAGTCTACTAAGCTGGCTAGGGAAACCGTCACAACCAAAGAAGGAAAAGAGCTTGTTATTATCGCGCAGGGCGAGCAGGCGGCTCTAGGTGACGAAGTACAGGACGCCGAGGGTAAACCCGTAGAGGACGGCGATTATTACATTTCGATTGGTGAAGGCGAGGACATGATCATATCAGTCGTAGCCGGAAAGATTTCCGACGTTAAAGAAGTGGAAAGCGAAGCTAAGCCCGAGGAAGAAAAGCCGGAAGAGTTAGCAACCGAGGAAGAAAAGCCGGAAGAGGAAGGCGAGGACAAAAAGAAAACCCCTACCCCGGAAGAACTTGCAGCGATCCGCAAAGAGGTTACCGAGTTGAAGAAAACCGTGTCTGACCTCAAAACGCAACTAAACAAGCGTACAGGCGCACCCGCAGCAGCAAAAACCGAGCTTAAGACCGAAATCAAGACCGAAACAAAATTGAGCCGCGAAGAGGTTCAGAAGGCCGCGGCAGAAATGCGTAAAAAATTCAAATATTAATCTACTAAAACATTAAAATTATGGCATTTACATTTAGCGATTTAAACAAATTGAATATCGACAGTCTGGCCGATGTTATTTCCTTGACGCTGGGGCTGGAAGGCGAATTGTCCAACGGCGTAACAGTGTTGGCGGGTATTGAAAAGGGCAAGCCTATCTTGACATTCACCGCGACAGACAAAGCGGTAAGACGTTCAGCGGGTTGTGATAGCGAATACAAGTATAGCTCTCTTAACGATAGCGTTAAATACTACGATCACGCACAGATTGAGTTGCCTATCGTGGTTTGTCTGCAAGACTTGTGGGGCAAAATGGTTGCAAAGGGCGTTCACCTTTCGGCTGATTTCGATCAAACACAGTTGGCAGCGTTCATGCAGAACGAAATTTTGAAAGTTCTTGAGGCTGATATGCTACGTCTCGTATGGTTGGACGGTCTGAAAACAAGTGATACAGCGGGTGTGTACACGGTGTTTAAAAACGGCGGTATCATCAAGCAGATGCAGGCATCAACCGAATCAATTAAGGCTCTTGTTCCATCAGGCGCAGGCGCAAACGTTTTGGAGTGTCTGAAATGGTGTATCGACAACCAACGCCCGGACCAATTGGACGAATCAGAGTTCTATGTATCTAGTAACATTATGCGCGCTTACAAGGACTTGGTAGAAGCTAAAGATAACCATTTGGCACAGGCTAATTTTGAGGATGGCAAACCGGCGTACTACTTCGAAGGTTACAAGTTGAACGAGTTGAGACACGTGTCTAACAGTGCCAAGGGTGACGCCTTGACAGTTCAGTCCTTCATTGCTTTCTCACCAAAAACTAACATTCAATTGGCTTTGGAAGATGCAAGTCTGACTATTGATCCGTTCATCCGTGACGCTAAAGACCGTAAGTATTACAGTACTACAGTTTTTGCAGCAGATGCAATGCTAGCAGTTCCGGGATATATGAAATTGTGCACCGCAGCAGGTGTTTAATAATTAAAACAAAGTTTAAATGGCTTGTATAAAGACATTAAATAAAGCAATTACCTACGCCTGCCAACCTGGTAGCGTAGGTATCGCTGAAATGTATCTGATTAACTTTGACGACGTAACCGCGTCCACCATCGACGCTAACAATTATATCACGGCGATAACATTAAAATCGGGGGCAAAGACAGTCCCGGTTGAATGCTACAAGAACGGCGCGAAATTGACAGAAGCATTGAAGTTATCGGATGTTTCGGCAGGACTGGATCAGTCCGTTATGTTCACCCTTTATAATAAAGACGGAGTTGTAGTTAATACAATTATGTCGGCATTGTTATCCGGGCGTTTCATGGCGGCTATCAAATTGAACGATATTAACTCAACCCCCATCATGGCGGGGTATAAATGTGGGCTTGAAATTTCCCAAGCTGATACGGATTCTAACACGGCAGGCGGGTTTACTACGGTAACGATTAAAACGCCGGACGATGCTATAGGAGAGAATAGAATAACAATCACTTTGGCAGCGTGGACAACGATCACAGCCGCAAAACTTGTATAATATGGGATGCTTAAATAAATTAAATAAGGCGATCTTAGTTGATTGCGACGGAGGGGCGACAGGCGTAGCCGAAATGCTTCTTATCAATTTTGCCGATATTGCGTCAAAGAGTATAGCAGCCGGGGTTGCTACTATAACGTTAGCCGCTGGCGCTAAAGCCGTGTTGGTTGAGAGTAACAAGAAGGGTGTAAACGCCACGGAAGAAATCAAGGAGAACGACAACGCGCCAACAGCATTGACGCAGGCGGTTACGTTCACACTGTATCAGGGAGACGCAAACGGAACTGTGATTGTAAATCAGATTTTAAACGGTACGTTCCTGGCACTTGTCAAAACTAAAGCCGGAAGAATTCGGGCATACGGGTATAATTATGGTTTGGGCGCTACTGCTATTTCGGAGGATATGAACGCGAACGGCGGTTTTACTACCATCACGTTATCCACATCGGAAAATGTTATCGGCGAGACCCGTCTAAGCTTTGCGGATGCTAGTTATAACACATTGAGAGCCGCGGCGATCGTAACAGAATCATAAGGGAGGAGCTTATATGGCATGTTTAAAAAAACTAGATAGTGATATTACATTTGATTGCGCTAATTTTGTATTAACTGGCGGAACGGGTGAAATAGATGAAGCGATTATTATAAACTCTTCGGACATCTCTACGATTTCAGAATCCGCCGGGGTTGGGACAATCACGATGATAACAGGGAAAAAGGGGTACATAGTTAACTCTGTTAACAACTCCGTAATGTACCAGGAAGCAATTAAGGCAAACGATACAGTACCCGCGGCGGAAGACCAAAGCGTCGTTATTAAGGTTATGACCTCTATGGATAGTACCGCGTACCGTTCGGCGTTAACGAGCCTTCTGAAGGGCAATTTTAGAGTAGCGCTAAAGTCTAAATCAGGTAACTATTATTTAGCGGGCGCTTTTTGTGGTTTGGAAGCTTCAGATTTCGCGACCGATTCGAGTACGGGCGGTATTTCAACGGTGACACTTAAAACGCCGGAAGCGTCAACGGGTGACATGTTGGTAATGATCGCGAAAGCAGCGTACGACGGTCTGAAGATACCGAAAGTTTAATAAAATTAAAACAGTTTAAAAGATGGAAAAAATTACAGATATAGGGCAAATCGTGGCATTGTGCCAAACAATGACTAATCTAAAATTGGATATTGTGTGCGGTGCAGACCGCCTGTTTGCGCAACGTTGGTATGAAGAACGTTATTTGACAGGACAGCACACCCGCTACGTGATGAAGCCGGGACTATTCATCAACTCGATTGAAGATGGACGAGTATACCGCGCATTTAATACGAGCGACGAGAAGGCCATGGAGTTCATGGAAGCAAACGAGAATTACAAGGACTATTTTATAGACTTACAGGCGGAAGCGGTTACAATTCCCGAAACAGGAGACGACCCGTTCTCGCCGGAAGCGCCTGTAGAAGGTGAACCGGAGCTGACAGAAGAAGAAGAGATCGCAGCAGCTAAACGTAGTGAAGCGGCTAAAAAGGCGGCGGCTACTAGAGCAGCAAACAAGGCAGCAGCAGCAGAAGCGGAAGCCGCCGAGGGTCTTAAGGAGTTCGAAGAATAATATAAAAATGTAAATCAATGATCGCAGCAAAGAAAATAGAGTTAATAGTACGTAGGGCACTGAATTTAGTGCCCCGTACTTCTGAAGGGGTGGTTAGTTACGATGTAGATAATCTATACCCGCAACGTATCGCAAATCTTATCGACGCTAGCAAGACCGCTACGGCGTGTTGCGACAAAGCGAAGGAAAACATCATTTGCGAAGGGTTCGTTAACGAAGAATTTGCAGCGAGAACCAACGAGCACGGACAGGACATGAACGACGTTTTGGAGTTCGTAGCGGACGAGATACCAAGATATAGGGGTTACGCGTTAATAGTACAATACGGCGGCGATGGTCGCCCCTTGTACTGCTATCCCGTGCCGTTCGGTTACGTTCGTGCCGTTCTCAACGAAGACTACAAACGGGATTCGATCGTGCGGAAATGGCGCGTATTCGATAACTGGGAACGTGAGATGCTGAAGGACACGAACGTAAAGACGGGCGTAGTTTATCCGAACTTCAACCCTAAAAACTTTTGGAAGGAGTGCGAAGAGTACGGAGGCATTGAAAACCATCCGGGACAACTCTATTACGCCAACTTCTCAAACCGTCGCCCTTATCCTATCAGCCCGTTTCACGCGGTACAGCCCGAAATGGGAGCCGAACACGGGAATGCGTTGTACGTTGAGAACGTTCTAGCGCGCGGATTCCACGCTTGTAGCGTCGTATCACATGGGATGTTTCAAAGCGATCAGGAGCAAAACGATTTCCGCGATGCTATTACCGAAATGATGGGAGTAGAAGGAACCGGCGCGGTTCTCACAGTAAGGGACGAGAACGTAGGTATTACGGAGAAACCCTTTATCCGGGTGGATCAAATCGGAACACCTATTGATTCCGACCTGTACAAATCGTATTGCGAGCCGTTGCGGAAAGACATCGCTATTTCTTGTTTCACCATTCCGATCCCGCTTATTGATTCATCATTGATCAGCTTTTCGAACGCATCGGGTGAAGTGGTTAAGGAGATGCAACGCGTTTACCGCCGTTCATTGGCGCGTGTCCGTGATAAGATTTCCCGCGATCTAGCCTATATATTCGACATAGACCCGGAACTAACTAAGATTAAAAACGATTTGGAAGGCGATGTGGCTACACCCGCCGACCAAGTAATAACAGATTAATATGGCATACCCGATCCAATTACTACGAGATTTGTTTACGATCGCAAAGGACGTTAAAGATAGCGACATCGAAAAAGCTTTTTATGAAGCCGATATGCTCGACATGTCGCCGCAGCTCAAACGATCGTATGAAGAGATACCGCCGGAATACCTAGGTGATACACCGGCGCGTACAGGAGCTAATAAAGTATTATGCTACTATGCCTTTGCGCGCTACTTGCAGACAAGCGAGCAGCAGAGCACGGCGAGCGGCCTAAAAATACAAAACTATGGCGGCAGCTACGTTCTAGCCGATGATAACAAAGCGAGGCGTTTTGAGGCGGAACGCGGAAAAGCTGATTTATTTATAGTCCCGTTAATCAAGGCGTTTAAAACCGCCGGACTGATTAAAGAGGAATGTTCACACAGGGTACAATCACGGATATGTTTGATAAAATAATGGATGGAGTTTTTGATACGGCGCGTGTCGCGTCTCTAGCTTTCTTGCTAACAGTTACTAACGATGTGATGACTTTCTTCGTCCTTATAATCTTATTCGGCACATTAAATTTCATAGTAGGACTTATCGCGGGTTTAAGGGCCGGTGAAAAATACAGCCATAAAAAGGCTTTCCACGCCTTCTTTGAGTACGCTATCGCGGCGATCGTGATTCTATTCACAGCAGCAGCCGCACGGCTTATTGAGCCGGCAGGGAACTATACGGACTTATTACGATTACTTACAACGCTTTTCGCGCTGGTGTATTCTAAGAATATTATTCGTAACTTTAAAAAGATCCAACCGGATAACGAATTTATCGCTGTACTGGATATACTGATTAATACTAAATATTCGGACTTTATAAAAAATTTGAAAAATGCGAAACTTCACAATCCAAGAGCTAACCGCGTCAACGACAGCGGCGGCGAAGAAGATCAACAACGATCCGACACCGGAAGCAGCGGAGAATCTGAAACAGCTAGTCAATAACGTGCTAGACCCATTACGGGACGCGTACGGCAAACCGATCCGAGTTAATAGCGGGTACAGATCGCCCGTCCTAAACGCGGCGGTGAAAGGCTCTAAAACGTCGCAGCACATGAAGGGACAAGCGGCGGACATTACAGCGGGAAGCAAACAGGAGAACAAGAAACTCTTTGAACTGGCGCAAAAACTCAATTTACCGTATTGCCAGCTTATCGATGAGAAGAATTTTTCATGGGTGCATATCTCATACGATAAGAACAACGTGAAACGTCAAATACTGCACCTATGAAAATAACATTAGATAAGATATTGGTGTGTTTAGCGGTCCTTCTTGCCATTTTGTTGTATGCATCGTACAAGACAGTACAAAAGCAGAGAAAAGAGCTAGAAAGGCAGGAAAACAACCTCACCGCGCTTAACACCGAGGCCGTAGCGTTCAAGACTACGGCGGGCGATTATGCGGAACAGGCTAGGCAGTTAAAACTAGAGAAGGACGAGCTGGAACTATATAACGCCGATCTATATAATAAGGTACGCGAGGCGGGAATAAAGATAAGGGAATTAAAGAATGCGACACGCGCCGAGACAGTTACCAAGGTGGACACCGTGGTTAAGACAGAATACCGGGACGGGAACAAAGAAAACCGATTTGCGCACTATTTCGATGGGTGGAATGATATACAAGTTGAATCCAAACCAGACACTACAATTATAAAATCTAGCAGTATCGACACGATCGACGTGATCGGATCAGTAAAACAAAAGAGATTTTTATTCTTCCGGATCGGAAAACCGAAACAAACGATAACCGTATCGAATAAAAACCCGAAATCTAAAATACATGTAAAATTTTCGGCAGAATTCGACAAATAATGCTTTTCATCTTTTATAAATGCACTTCCATCTTTCACACTTGAAAACTTAAAACGCTGATTCTTAACGAGTTGGCGTTTTTGCTTGTGAATGATTAAAATTTGTATCTATCACACCTAACTCGCTTATTTATAGTACTTTATCATATAATATATATCATTTGTCAAAGATGGAAAGATGTTATATAGAGATAAGAATGAAATAGTAATATAATCTATAAAATATGTAAATATATGAATTAATATGTGAATGAATTTATAGAAATATTTAAATATAAACTAATAGGGAAACTATCTCTTATCTTAGACACTTCACCCGTTTTTGCCACTTAACTAACTGATACGCACGCAGTTAAGGGTGGAAACATACGTTGAAAAAGGGCTATTCTTCATTGACACTGTTATCAAACCTTCAAAACAGTTAATCAGAGTTAAATTACTAAAGTTTTTTGGGAAATAGTTTTGTAGTTCAAAATAAAGCTGTACCTTTGTAACATCGAAATGAGAAACCAACTAAATTTGTTGAACTATTCCGAGATCGGAGAATCGTAATAAACATTACTAGATATGGCAATAGACATTTATAAGTTAGAAGCGTTCTTTTATAAGATTATACGGGAAAGGATTACGGCGTGCAAAACTATAGGCGAGGCTACAATGCTATACGGCTATCCGGGCAGTTCGAAAATGGTGTTCGAATACTTGCAACGAGAAGAAGAAGCCGGAAAAAAGTTTAAGTATAAAATCCAGGGCTTTATAATTCCACACGCCAAACGTTACGAAACTATTTTCGAGCAAGCCCGGCGCGCCGCTTATTCCGATCACGTACAAACTTATCGAACGTCTGACAAATTGAATTTTAAATTTAACGAAAAGATGAAATGGAAAAAGTAGAACTTATCACAGTGGCGGAAGCCGCCCGGTTAGCGGAGTGCACCGAAAACGCAATACGCTACCAGCTCAACGCCGGAAAACTCACCCGGTACGAGAATGGGACGGGCAGAATCAGAGTGAGCAAAAATGAACTATTAGAAACAATTTTTAATTTTAAGAAAAAATGAAAGTAGTAATCGAATTAATCGGAAATGAGAGTAGAGAATTTTTGTTAGCAACGTCTATCTATTTGCGCGAATTGGCGGGCGAAGCCATACCGGAAGTAACGGAACGTAAAACCGATCTTGACAAGTTGGCGGATGAAGTTGTAGAAGCAACAAAGGTGAAGAGCGAAGAGAAGCCTAAAACAGTGGCCGAGATCGTAGAATCTGAACGCGCCAAGACCCGTGCTAAACGAGCCGCGAAGCCTGCACCAGCAGAAGAGCCTGCACCGATCGAAGAGCCTGCACCAGCAGAAGCACCTGCACCAGCAGAAGCACCTGCACCAGCAGAAGCACCTGCACCAGCAGAAGAGCCAGCACCAGCAGCAGAGCCTGCACCAGCAGAAGAGCCTGCAAAGGTTGAAGAGCCTGCACCAGCAGAACCTAAAACGGATGCAGCGTCTTATACTATCGACGACTGTAAGTCCTGGGCTATGAAGGCTCTAAACGCTAAGAAACGCCCGATTGTACAGGAAGCTTTTGAAAGCGTAGGCGCGTCTAGTTTCCCGACGTTGAAGGAAGAGATGTTTAGCGATTTTGTTGCATACATTTCAAGCCGTCTATAATGGGACACGCAGATAGAGACCACGCGATTTTATCGCCGAGTAGCGCGAAACGATGGATTCATTGTACTCCATCGGCGCTACTAGCGGAAGCTGCCGGAAGCAAGTCAAGCGTTTACGCCGAAGAGGGCACACTAGCCCACGAAATAGCCGAACACGCTTTGACCCAATACCTAGAAGGCATATATGATCCGATCATAGACGAAGCCCTGCCAATCAAGGATGAACACCTTAAAAACCCGCTGTTTAGTATTGACATGGCAAATTACATTCGCGATTATTGCGATTACATTATCGGTGAAAATTACGAGATGCAGAAAGCAGACGGGTTAAGCGAAATGTTCCTAGAGCGTAAAGTAGACATTACCGATTACGCGCCGGATTCGTTCGGATCGGTAGACGTAACACTAGTATCTGACAAGACGATACACATTATAGATTTGAAGTACGGCGCCGGCGTTAAGGTGACCGCTGATCACAACGAACAAATGATGTTATATGCTTTGGGAGCTTTGAAGGCGGCGGCATCAAAGGTCATAACCAATATCCGAATGACAATAGCACAAGTCAGATTAGACCACTACGACACGTTTGAGATGTCGAAGGGTGAATTACTCGACTGGGCGGAAAAAGTCCTGAAACCGGCCGCAAAAGCAGCAATACAGGGCAAAGGAAAACAGGTTATTGGGAATTGGTGCGGATTTTGTCCGGTTAAGGCCCAATGCAGGGCGCAACGGGATGCCATACTTGCAGACTTCGACGAAAAGCCCGAGCCTCTTCTATTGTCTGACGAAGAAGTAACCGACCTTATCGGTAAGATCGGCACGTATAAGAGCTGGATCGAATCAGTTAATAAGTACGTTTACGATAGAGCAATACAGGGGCATAAATGGGAGGGCTACAAGTTAGTAGCCGGACGGTCAAGCCGAGTTATCAAGGACGAGGCAAAGATACGCCAAGCACTCCTAAACGAGTTCCTAGAGGACGAGGTACTAAACATCAAGCTAAAAGGTATTGGCGATCTTGAAAAACTGTTGGGTAAAAAAGTGTTTAGCGCGAGATTTGGAGACGCGATCGAATCACGACCCGGCGCGCCGAAACTAGTACCGGAATCCGCTAAGGGTGTGGAGTATAGCCCGCTATGCGACTTTGACATCGAAGGCTAACAGAAGTTAAAAAACAATTAAAGAATGTATAAACGGTTTGAAGTTTAAAATAAAGCAATATCTTTGAACCGTGTTAGAAAAATAACAAATTAAAATCTTAAAAATTATGAGTAGAAAATTGATCTTAAAAAACGTACGTTTCTCTTATGTAAGAGTTTTCGAGGCAGAACAGTATCAAGGCGTAGGTGAATATCATTACAGTGTAACTTTGTTGATCCCCAAAACTGATACGGCTTTGATTAAGCAAATCAATGACGCGGTTAAGGCAGAAGCGCAGGATTATTTTTCAAGAGACCCGAAATTCAAGGGACAAGTACCCGCAAATTACAAAAGCCCGTTACGGGATGGTGATGCGCCGGAGAAAGAAGGACAAGCCGGGTATGAAGGATGTTATTACATCACAGCGAAAAGAAAAGAGGAACATGGACAACCGATTGTAATTGACAAAGGTAAACGCCCGATCACAGTGAAGGAAGATATGTATTCCGGTTCTTGGGGAGTAGCTTCCATCTCAATTTACGGTTACAATATGAGCGCCGACAACCGCGGTATCACAGCCGGATTGAACGGGATACAGAAAGTAACCGATGATGATAGACTGGACGGCGGATCAAGCGTCAACGACTTCGAAGATTTGAGCGATGAAAACGACAGTCTGGCAGACTTCAACTAAAACAATTATTTCAAGTATAAACAATTAAATTAATTATTAATCAATCTCGTTAAAACAGGTGTAAAATGATTTTCCAAAGCCGTGCCGAGTAGAAGCGGCGCGGCTTTAACTTTTAAAACCCCTAAAAACATGAAACCAATTTATATAGATTTTGAAACATTTTCCAGCGAGGACATTAAGAGCGGCGGAGCGTATAGATACACGCAATCGCCCGACTTCGAGATACTTCTTATCGGTTACGCGATCGAAGACGGAGACGTTAATATTATTGATATGACTAGATCAGATGCCTACGAGCAGTTTACGGACTTCGTGAACTTGCTTCTCGATACGCAATATACGATCGTGGCGCATAACGCGCAGTTTGAACGGTTGTGTTTAATGGCGTACGGCACTAATATCCCGGCGGAACGTTTCCTGTGTACCGCAACTATGGCGTTATACGCCGGATTCCCGGAGAGCCTGGGAAACCTTTCTAAGGCGCTGGATTTGAAAGAGGGCAAGAAGGGTACAGGGCTAGCCCTTATAAAATTCTTCTGCCAACCGCAGAAGCCGACCAAAGCGGACCCGGAAGGGTACCAGAATGATCCGAGAGATTATCCCGATAAATGGGAGGAATTTATAGACTACCTACGTTACGACATTCTTTCAGAACGTGAAGTACTGGCGCGCCTAGACTATTGTAAGTTCCCACAGTCGGAAATAGACCTGTATAGACTGGATCAAGACATTAACGACAACGGTATCGCCGTAGACATGGAACTAGCGGAACGGGCGGACGCTCTCAACGAGGAATTTTGCAACGAATTGAAAAACCGTATTAAGACGAAGTACGGCATATCCTCTCTTAAGTCTACAATGCAACTTAAGGACTTTGTTCTAATCAATACCGGAAAGTCTTTCGATTCATTCCGCAAAGAGGGCATAGAGGAGATTATGCAGGAGTGCGACAATGAACGAGTAGACGAGGTTTTGAACGCCCGGAAGATCATAAACAAGACGAGCAACGCCAAATATACAGCGATGCGCAATTGCGTGTGCTTCGACGGACGCGTACACGGCTTGTACCGTTTCTATGGCGCGGGCCGTACCGGACGTTGGGCCGGTAGACTTGTCCAAATGCAGAACCTACCACGTAACTATATAAACGACCTGGACGGCGCACGTGATAACGTTAAGCACATGGGTTTGCAGGACTTCGAACTGTTCTGGGGAAATGTACCTGACACGTTATCGCAGCTTATCAGAACAACGTTTGTAGCCCCCGAGGGCACTACATTCCATGTCGCCGACTATTCGGCCATTGAAGCCCGCGTACTGGCGTGCCTGTGTCGTGAAGATTGGCGTATCAACGCATTCCGCAACGGGAAAGATATATACGTAGTGTCTGCAAGTATGACATTTAGCTTGCCCGAGGATCAATGCGGAAAAGGTACTCATTATCGCCAACAGGGTAAAGTAACCGAACTTGCATTAGGCTATGGCGGTTGGGTGGGCGCTATGTCTACGATGGACTATGAAAAGGCGATTGACCCGGCGTTGTACAAGGATATTATATTGAGATGGCGTGCCGCTTCTCCGCGCATAGTTGAATTTTGGGAAGCCCTAGACAGCCGTGCTAAACTCTGTATTCGTAACAAGAAAGACGTGGAGGTTATCCGGTACGGCGTACACGTTTGTACATTTCAATGGTTTAAAGAAAACAATTCTCTAGCAATTTTATTACCTTCGGGCCGTCGTTTGTTTTATCCGTTTTGCCGGATCGCTACGAAAAGCGTACACGGACGAGACAGGGAGGTTATAACGTACAAAGGTCAAGACCTTACCGGAAAATGGGCCGACCTAGACACGTACGGCGGAAAGCTAACCGAGAATATCACGCAGGCAGTAAGCCGCGACCTATTGGCGTATGGCATGCAAGAGATTGTAAAACGTTACCCGGCTGTTAAAATCGTGGGACATATTCACGACGAAACGGTAAACGAGGTACCACTAGATGTTTTTGGCGAGCCGACCGTATCGCTAAGTGAGATTTGCGAAGCTATGGCAGCTACACCAAAATGGGCGGATGCTTTCGGTATTCCGTTGAAGGCAGAAGGATTCACTAGTAAATATTATAAGAAAGATTAATTAACATGGAAAAATACACCTTATCGCTTGCAGGTTCTTCGGCTTCGTTGAAGTGGAAAGCCGTACGTATGACTTGGGAAGCATTTTTGGAAAGACTAGGGACGCCCGTTATCACTAACGAAACGGTACGCGAGTTCGATAGACTGGACAAGCCCGCTAAATCGTCGTTGAAGGACGTGGGCGGATTCATGGCTGGCGAGTTGTCTGGCGCGCAACGCCTTAAGAAGGCCGTTATGTCCCGATCTATGATTACATTAGACGTAGACTTCGGAGATGATTTATTCCCGTTCGATTTTGCGGATCGTTTTCCGGGCGTGGCAGCAGCTATTTATACTACTAGATCAGACCGCCCCGGATCACGCCGTTACCGTCTTATCATGCCTTTCAAAGAAGAGGTTACAGACGTTACTATGTACGAAGCCGCGGCGCGCAAAGTAGCCGAGTTGTTAGGTATCGATCTATTTGATAAAACGACATTTCAACCGGAACGCATGATGTACTGGCAATCCCTTTCCAAAGATCAAACCGGACTATTCGAAGTGTTCGAAGGCGAACCGATCAGCGCGGAATATCTAATAGGTTTGTACGGAGATAATGAAGAATGGCGCGACGTGCGCAAATGGGCATTCCACTCCGATACGGAACGCGATACCCGTGCCGTTATTAGTAAAGAGATGGCAAAAGACCCTAGAGACAAAGAGGGCTTGGTAGGCGCGTTTTGCCGCTCGTACACGATCCCGGCAGCCATAGAGAAATATCTATCGGACGTTTACACAGAAGTAGACAACGGACGGTATACCTACGCTCTTGGATCAGGCGCGGCCGGCCTAGTTGTGTACGACGATGTACTATGCTTCTCGCACCACTCGACCGACCCGATCGGAGATGGACACGCTTATAATGCTTATGATTTGGTACGTGTGCACAAGTTCGGGCACCTGGGTAAGGAAGACAGCACCCGCGAGATGAACAAGCTAATTTGCGCCGATAAAGAGTGCGTTAAAGATATGGTAGCCGTGGACGATGATCTAGCCGACTTCGCGGAGTACACAGACGAGGTTAAAGGGGACGCGCAGACCGCCGCGGAGCTGGTTTGGGACTTGGATAAGAAGGGTGATAAATTGTGTACCGTTCGCAACTTTGTTAACGCCTTCAAGTGCGACCCGCTGTTAAATGATCTGCTAGCATACGACTTGTTTCTTGACACGATTGTGTACACCCGTACTCCGTTCTTCTCGAAAGACATCAAGAAGGGCGACATGTTAGACGATACCGCCGTAGCGATTATCCGTGGACGTATAGAGGATTTGCACGGTATTTATAATGACAGCAAATTAAACGACGCGTTGGAAAAGGTCTGCAGCGAAAATGCTTTCCATCCTATCAAAAAATATCTAGAGGCGCAAAGGTGGGACGGTGTGAAACGTATTGATAATTTCTTAGTTGAATACATGGGCGCAGAGCCTAGCATATACGTTTCCGAAGCGTTCCGTAAAATGCTGGTTGCAGCTGTTACTAGAGTTTACGAGCCGGGCCGAAAATTTGATACGGCGCTGGTTATGTATTCAGGACAGGGCGCGGGAAAGTCCACGCTTATACAGTCCCTTTCAAAAGGTTGGTTTAATGACTCATTAACCGACGTATCTGGGCAAAAAGCATACGAAGCGATACAACACGCCTGGATCGTGGAGCTAGCCGAGTTGTCAGCCCTTCGCCGTTCGGACGTGGAAGCCACGAAGAACTTCATAAGCAAGCGGGAAGACACATATCGTAGCGCATACGCCCGCCGGGTAAAAACACACCGTAGACAATGCGTATTTTTCGGGTCTACAAACGACGATGAGTTTTTGAAGGACAAGACCGGAAACCGCCGTTTCTTTCCTATCGAGGTACGCGCAAACAAGAACACTCATAAGCTGTTTGAAAAGTCTTTCGAGGCAGTGGTAGACCAACTTTGGGCGGAAGCAATGGAGCTGTACATGTTGGGTGAAAGCCTTGTTTTGTCTGACGAAGCTGAAGCGATCGCCAACGAGGGACGTGAAGAATTTACAGAAGAAAGCCCGCTAGTAGGTATTATAGAGAACTATGTAAATACGCTTTTCCCGGCTGACTATGAAGACCGCACCGAACAACAACGCGCTGACTTCCTGGCCGGATCGCTGGAAGAGGTTGGGACGGTTCAAAAAAATACGTTCTGTTTGATGGAGCTTTGGGTAGATGCTTTGGGGCGCCGGAAAGAAGATTATTCAAGTGCGAAAGGGCGCGAACTTGCAGCGGCTATGAGACAATTAGGCGGATGGTACAAAGGAAAGTTAAATAGAACTAAATTATACGGCCGACAAGTAGTTTATATCCGTAAAGGTAGCGAGGAAAGCAAAAAATTACTATCTTTGTGATACCGAATTAAAACAATACTTTCTTTTCTAATTTTTAAGGTTAATACTTTTAGGGTGGTTTTTCAGTTAAAAAGTCTTTCGTAGTGATACGCGAGACTTTATTTTTGTTAATATACTAAAGTTTTTTGAGAAAAGTTTTGGTAGTTCGTAATTAAGTCGTATCTTTGAAATGTCAAAAGGAAATAAACCAATTAAAAATTAAAGAATATGACAACCCAAGAAATTAAAGTAGCAGGATTAAGACTTTTCGAAACAACGGTTATTGCAATGAGTAACGTAGCAAACGGCTGTATAGCCGACAGCAAGATCGTGGAAGAGAATACCGTGAGACTAGTTAAAATGATTTCATGGTTCAGAGATAACGATTTAATGGAGGATTTAAAGTACTTCGTTTACTCCGGTAAATTCAACCGTTCAAATAATCATTTCTATGCAAAAGCTCTGTTTGAACGCATAACCAAATAAATATTTAAGATCATGAAAAAATTTAGCAAAGAAGAAGTAATTGAATTAGGAAATAAGTTAGCGCAACAAGGTTTAGTAGTACGTTACGAGCCTAGAAGCCACTCCCATAACACCCGCACACTGTTCCCCCAAACCGGCGCGCAATACGATTGGTTGAAAAGATCAGCGGGAACTACTGACAATGTGATTATACTTTCCACTGTCGAGGATATAGTATCCGGATTCCCCGAATTATCTGGGCGTGTGACTAGCACCAAATCCGGCAATAATTGTAGAATAGACATAACATTATAAAGTTAACCCGGCGGGGTAGCACCCGCCATAACACTAAAAAGATATGAAACAATTTATAATTTACACGTTTTGGGCGATCCTGTTTGTATTATTCATTTTGTTGTGCTGCGAGCCGACAACTAACATTTAAAGCTATGATACAGATACTAAGAGCCAATATAGTAACCACAACGGGAACTATTGTAAGAGACTACGCCGAGGTATCGGACGAACTAGGGATATACATGGTAGGGGATTTAGAAGCGGAACGGCGGTATATCGCCGAGTGTCAGACCCGAATGGGATTTACGGTTAAGCGGGTTAATCTAACTTATGTAACAAAGGAATGATGTATATTATATTAGCGGTGGCGCTTATAATGATCGCCGCATATTATCCAATTAAACTTATAAAATTTTATTGTATGGAGAGTTTTGAACAAGGCCTGAAGGCCAAAATTACACGGGACCTAAGAGAAGGGAGAGTTTCTCCTAACCTTATTTTGCTGACAATCGGCGTGGGTGGTTTGCGTCTCACGCGTAACCAATTAGATGTTATCTTTGAGTGGATGGTTCGGAATACGAACGCGTGGAAAGTGCACACGTACGCAGACGAAAAGATAGTAGTGGTGTTTGCGCGCTCTCCATTCCACCCGGAAGAGTGGGACAATTATGAGGATTACAAACACGTTATGCGCCAAATGTTCGACGATGACGGAACAAGGGATTTTTTCACGTCCCGTACCACGATGAGAGAGATGAGCCTATTAAAGAAAGAACTAGAAATTTTATTAAAGGAATACAGCAATGAGTAACAAGAAAAAATTAAAATCAAGGGACGGCGCAACGCGCATAACACCGGACAAGTACACAGGAGATTTTTGTGGACGGTTTAAGCTGCAAGTGTATGACAAGGCTAGCGACCAATGGGGCGATATAGAAGGGTGCGCCCTTCTTACATGGACAGAAGCAACCACAGCCCGGAAGAATTTCGTAGCATTAAGGCAGGCGTGTAAAGTGGCTAACAGTTCGACAATGAACATTAATATACCGTCGGATGAAGTCAACGGAAACTAGCGAAAAGGTATTCGAGCGTACTATGTCTAAGTACGTCGAGAGTAAAGGAGGGATGGCAATCAAATTGCTGTCCCAATTTATTAACGGGCTTCCGGATCGGATGTACCTGTTACCGGGTGGAACGGTTATCTTTGTTGAATTCAAGTCTACGGGCTGCAAGCCTAGACCGGTACAGCGCGTTATACTCGATCGGATCGCCGCACTTGACTTCAATGTACGAGTAGTGTCGAACCCTGACGAGTACAACGATTTGAAGGAATTAATAGACTTCTATGTTAACGGACGTTAACTAAGAGCGTTTAATGCAAATCAAAGTTAAGAGTTTGCCCTATATTTTGGTAGTCCGATAAGTAGTCGTATCTTTGAAATGTCAAAAGGAAATAAATCATTTAAAAATTAGAATCATGAAAAAGTTAGTAAGTATTTTAGCAGTAGTTTTATTATCAGTTAGCGCAATGGCGCAAGTATCAACCGCATCAGGCAGTTTAAAAACGCTTAAGTCTTTCCGTCTAGGAGTTTGTAAGATCGTAGAGGTAACGAAGGGCGACGCGGTAACGTATCAGATCACCGGACAAGCAGCCGGAACAAATTCCATAGAAATGAATATAGCATTAGGCGACGCGGACGCGGCGGTTAAGACGCTCTTAAGCCTTGCGGAGTACAAGCCATCAAGCCTTAGAGAAGTTGTAAACCTTAACAACCCCGGGGATAACACCGCGCAATATTCTAAATTTACTGCGGTTTGGATGATCCACAGCCACGGAGGGCAATTCGACGTTAACGTCTCTAGGGGCGAACTTAAGAAAATGGCGGAAGCAATTAATAAATCCCTAAATAAATAAGATCATCATGGAAGTATATAGAAACAACAACGGGCAATTACTCAAAGTAACAAAAGCCCAAAATGGCAGAATTGTAGCAAAGTGTGGAAATGAAACGAAGAGTTTCGAGAACGAAAAACAGTTTAGTGTGCACCTGTATAACAAAGGCTTTCACCTGGCAATGACAGACCGAGCCACACTGTTTGCACGCCGATACGAAGAAGCCGAGGATTTTTTAAAGCTTACCGATTTAATCCTGGACAACGAACTAGCTTTTCAGAAAGACGGATCAATTTACACATGTTGGTTCCTGGAGTTCAAGCCTGACGGGATGGTAGAAGTTAAGGCTAATACGGATTTCTCCTACACGAACGAGCTAGGGTATAAAGCGGTAACATTGAACATTTCAGATTTAATCGTAATTCAGGGAGGGATCGAATAATGGTAGACTTCAATAAGAAACTAAAGGTAGACCGCATCAAACTGTTTTGCGATGTGGTTACAAAGATGGCGCAGGGCACGCCCGCAGAAGGCTACGCGATTGGAGAAGCTATATATCAATTACCCGAGAACCTGCAACAGTATTTAATATCAGAAGTACCGGACAGTATACTACGCAGGGAGTACAGCCACCGGGAACTGCACAAGGGTGACAACGTAGCGTTCGAAGGGGCTGACACAGTGGCCGAGGTTTACAAGGACGAAGTGTTTAATGCCAACCGGGCGGAAGCCGTGAAAGACTTGCTAGGGATTAAATCGAAGTTCCCCGATATACTGGACGTAATCGCCGAGGTCCTTAAGTGTTTCCCGGAGCGGTATACACTGGACGATATTTTCGATATGTTGTACAAAAAAGATTTGGGCTTATGAAAACAATAATAGTAGACGGGCGTACGTACGCCGCGGTGGAAGTAGACGAGAACGTAGCGTGCAAAGGCTGCATTTTTTATACCGTTGGTTGGGACATGAATACGCCACAGTGTACAGCGATTAATATCCCGGAGTTTCAATGCGACGCGGATAATAGAGAGGACGGAAAGAACGTTATATTTAAATTAATGGCTAACAATGTTACAGAGGACTAACTTACACGGCTATCAGCGTACCGCCGTCCAGCACATCAAGGATCACCCCGACGCGGCTTTGTTCCTTGATATGGGACTAGGAAAGACGGTGAGCACGCTAACGGCCGTAGCCGATCTTATCAACGAGTTCGAGGTAACTAAGGTTCTGATCGTAGCGCCAAAGCGTGTAGCCGAAATGACGTGGGGCGACGAGATCGAGAACTGGGCGCACATCTCACATTTACGTTTGTCAGTCATCAAGGGCACGGCGAAGCAACGCGAGATCGCCGCACGTGCAGACGCAGACGTGTACACGGTTAGCCGGGACAATCTCGTATGGCTTCTGCAAATGTGGGGCGGGTCTAAAGTACCGTACGACATGTTAGTACTGGACGAGTTGTCCTCTTTCAAGAACCATCAGTCTAAACGCTTCAAGGCCGCGAAGATTATCCGGCGCAGTGTTAGCCGGGTGGTGGGTCTGACGGGTACGCCCGCGCCAAACGGACTTATTGACCTATGGGCGCAAATGTATTTAGTCGATGGCGGGCAACGCCTGGGAAAGACGATCACCGATTACCGGGCCAACTATTTCAGACCGGGCGCGCAGAACGGAGGTATAGTGTACGAGTACAAACCGCTTGCAACGACCGAGGCGGTATTAGGCGAGAAGATAGCCGACATCACGTTATCAATGAAAGCCCTGGACTTCCTGGATATGCCGGAACTTACATACCTCAACAACTACGTAGAGTTATCGCCAAAGGTGAAGAAGCAGTACGATAAGTTCGAAGAGGACCAAGTGCTACAACTTATGCAGGAAGAAGAGATCACGGCGTTAAGCGCCGCCGCCCTATCAAACAAGCTCTTGCAGTTCGCTGGCGGCGCGATCTACGACGCAGACCGGAACATACATACCGTGCATGATGAGAAGCTAGAGACGTTGGTAGAAATGATAGAAGCTGCGAACGGGTCGCCCGTACTGGTGGCGTACAACTTCCAGCACGAGAAACACCGGATACTAGAAGCCCTAAAGAGTTTCGGCGCGGAAGCGCTGGACGGCGTGGATAGCGTGCGCCGGTGGAACGAGGGGAAGATACCCGTCCTAGTGACACACCCGGCTAGCGCGGGGCACGGTCTGAACATGCAGAAGGGAGGAAACCGTATAATATGGTATGGTACTACTTGGAGCTTGGAGTTATACCAGCAGTTCAATGCGCGGCTATGGAGGCAGGGACAGAAGAACAGCGTGTTTGTCCATCACATCATAACGCGGGGTACAATTGACGAAAGGGTTATTGGAGCGTTGACCGGGAAAGCGGATACGCAAAACGGTTTAATGGATATGGTTAAGGAACTAATTAAAAAATATAGAGTATGGAAACAGTAAATTACAAAGTAGGTGATATTGTAGAACTGGTAGACGACGTACGATATGTGTATCGCGGACTGAATAGGAAACTAAGAAGTTATATATATGATCCGGTATTACCGAACAGGTTATCAGAGTTTTTCACGATCCCTGAAGAAGAGTGTGTAAAGTACGGTTATAATATAGGCGCGGTTCCGTTTGCTCGGAAAATGGACGCAAACGTTACGAAAGTATGAAAAAAGTAAAACTTATATTCTTCGAGCCGGGACAGAAGGCCGAGCACGAAGGCGTAACATACGTAGCCGAGTTACAGAAGAAAGGCGGGCTATGCGCCGGGTGCGCGTTCAACAAGCGCGGCGAGCCGTGCATGTGTCCTAGGAGATGGGTGTGCGTAGATGTAATAGATAGTAGTAACATAATATTTAAGAAGGTATGAAAAAGTTAATCAATTGGTGGAAAGCGTCTAATCGCTGGAAGTATTTCTTATTTGCGATCCCGCTCGGCGCGATATGCGGAGCACATTTCACCACGGGCGTGGGTTTGGGCATGGAAGTAAAGGATCATTTGTACGGCAACCGGGCGGACTTCGTGGACTTCCTTCTAACCGCGGTTGGCGGGGTGATCGGGCACGGCGTTATGCTGGTGGTAGGGCTGGACTATTTGATAAGGTATTTAATCAATTTAATATTTTAAGTTATGGAAAAAGCAGTAGTAGCCCTTTTTGCGTTAATGGCATTAAGTTTTATCGGTATAGCGGTGGCGGCGGTTTTTGATAAGCCGCGCCTACTAGATTTTTTCTTTTTGGTGTGTATGGCGCTTGGAGGGGCGGCCCTTGTGTTAAGTTTTATAAATTTGTTATTAATTTAAACAGTTATGGAAAATATGAATTATTTATTCGAAATGAGAGAAATAGAAGAAATGCAGAAAGCAACAGGTCGTTTCAAGACAGCCCTAGGGGAAGAGGGTAAACCGCAGTGCGAACGTATTACAAAGATCGCGCCCGATAAAGTGATGGTTTACGCCGAGCGCGTACCGCGTACGGCTAAAGAGATTACGACCATAACAATTTACAGGAGGAGCGAGCCGGAGAAGCGGGTGGACTTATCAAGAGTTGAGGCGTTGCGCCTGATCGGTGAACTTAAGGAGGCGTTGAAGCTATGAAGAGAGTGATGAAGATGCTGGGACAAATGGTCCTGGCGATCGCAGCAGGGATCGCGCTTGGTTGTATTTTAGTATGTATCTTAAATAATTTATAATATGCCGACACCATATATTAAGAAGAAACAGAGACGAGTTCTAGTTATCGAAGAGATGGCACAGTTATATAATCTACACGCGTTTTTCATCTTCAACTGGCTTGAAGCTAATAATGTGAAGTATCTCAAGGTGAAGGGTAAACCGTTTCACATGGTTAACGCATCGTTGTTCTGTCAAGCCCTTCGGGATATAATATACGCGGCTAGTAAAGTACGGGACGACAGGAACACACGGACCGACCCGGAACGCATACCGACAGTAGAGAATATGCTGTACCGTGACAAGGACAAGAAGCGCGTAGGGCCGTACGAGAATGACGATATAGAACGCCCGATCTACCCGAGCAAGGACACGGAACTGAACCGTAACGGGATAGAAGTGTCAATGCTGTACCGGGTCAATATGTACTGCGACGGTAGCAGGACGCTTGACGTTTTAGAGCGTAGGACGCTGACATGGAAAACGATTGAGAGGGCCGCGAAGTGGAGATGTAAATATATTTTGGACGATTGGAAGGTTCTGTATAACTTGGATTGTTAAACGGATTTAACTAAAAAGCGTGTTTTCGTATAAAATCGTTAACGCGCTTTTTAGTTAAAAAATTTAACGCGCTTCGGAAAAAACTTTGTGAGAGAAAACTTTTTAGAGAGAAAGCTTGATTTTAACGGTATTTTAACTAAAAAGCGTGTTTTTGACAAAAAAGTAGCCGAAACCATCCTTGACACCTCCATTTCATCGTTGACAGCTGACCGCACTCACAAGACGCAGAACGCACTTTTCAAGTTTTTGATGTAAAAGGTTAAAATTTGTTTCTTTTACACTTAACTTGCTTATTTATAGTACTTTATACTGTAATATAGTGTATTTGTCAAAGATATAAAGATGATTAGTATAGAGTAACTATTAAAAGAAGAATATATAGTTAACTATATTATACTATTGTTATTAATGTATAATAAAATTATGATATTTTTTAATTTAGATATAATAGAGAAACTATGTTTTATCTTTTCATCGTTGACAATTGGGCTGAAACGCCCTGTTCATCGGGGTTTGGGGGCGGAAAGACAACTTTGGTAGGCATAAATGGGGCGATTTGGGCAGAAAAAGCGTATTTTTGTAGAGTTGTAAATAAAAATTATATGGCTATAAAGAAGAAAGAAATTATAGAAACTAAGGAAGCGGTGCAGCTGCCAAAGCCCGAGAAGGTTAGGCCGGATTACGCCCACTTTAAACTAGCTCCCACATACGCGACCACCAAGTACTTGGCGGATTCGTTCAACTACACCAAGTGCTACCAGATCGCTACGGCGCACTTCGGCAGAACGCCTGTTTGGCAGGAGCCGGAAGAGCTATGGGAGGCATACGCGATTTACTCGGCGTGGTGCGAGGCTACACCCGTTATAACACAAGAGGCCGTAAAGTCCGGTAACATGGCTGGGACGCTCTATGAAGTGCCGAAGAAGCATCTTCAATCGGAGGGCGAGTTCTGCATGTTTCTTGGGGCGAATCCCACGTACTTAAGCACTAGACGCTCCACATACGCCGAGAACCTCAAGGAGTTCGATCTAACGATATGCGCGGACTTCATAGCAGTGATCGACAGGATACGCGAAGCGATCGCACAGGACCTCGATCAAGGTGCGACGGTGGGACAGTTCGACGCTAACTACGTTCGTGCTCTACGGGGCATTAAAACGCAGATGGACTACACGTCTAACGGCGAAGCCATCAAGGGCGGCTTGACCGTGAACGTAACCGACCCGAAAGTACGTGCAAAGGTTAGCTCGATTAAGAACTTTAAAAAGAATCACAAGGAGGATGATAAGTAATGAATTGCACCTATGTATTTAACAAGATGATAGGGCCGTTTTGCGACCCCTATATAAGAGGTATAGCAAGCAAAGGTGGTACGCGTTCATCTAAGACGTGGAGCGTGTTACAGCTCCTCTATTTGGTTGCTAACGAAAGCACCGAGCCTCTTATGATCTCGTGTGTTACCGACACGCTCCCGGCAGTCAAGCGTGGTATGTTCCGAGACTTTCAGAATATGTTGTTAGACGAAGGGGTGTGGGACGATAACGCCCTCAACAAGTCCGACTTGATCTACACGGTGAAGCCGGGCGTGTGCATCGAGTTCTTCGGGTGTGACAACGCGTCGAAGGTTCATGGCCCGGCCCGTGACATATTGTTCATCAACGAGGCGCAGCGCGTGCCCCGCGAGATATTCAGGCAGCTGGACGTGCGTACCACGATTAAGGTTATCATTGACTTCAACCCGGTGCGGCGTTTCTGGGGCGAGACAGACTTTACAGGCGACAAGTACGTGACGATCCACTCGACCTATAAGGATAACCCGTACCTATCCAAGCAGCAGGTAGAAGCCATAGAGCGCAACGCCAAGGACGCTAATTGGTGGCGCGTCTACGGTGAAGGGCTGACGGGCGGGTTAGAAGGCCTCGTATATCCCCAAATTGAGACGATCGATAGTCTACCAGAGGATTTAACGGGTGAGGACGTAAAGTTCGTTACAGGGCTTGATTTTGGCTTTCAGAACGACCCGACCGCTATCGTCAAAATCTACATGCGGGGCATGAACCTGTACATAGACGAGGTATGCTACGAGACGAAGATGTTAAACCGCACGATCGCCGAACGGCTTAAGGCGGAAAGACTGGACCGGACGATTACGGTATGCGACAACGCGGAGCAGAAGTCTATTATAGAGCTAAGGGGCCTAGGCTGTAACACGATCCCATGCATCAAAGGAAAGGGATCCATCCGGGCGGGCATCCAGCAGGTGAAGCAGTTCAACCTGTTCGTGACGAAGCGTAGCACGAACGTACTGGACGAGGTAGACAATTACACTTACGTCAAGGACAACCTAACGGACACGTACACTAACGAGCCGATAGACGCTTATAATCATGCATTAGACGCTGTGCGTTACGGCGTTGACTATCTTATACGTAAATACCGGCCGAGATACGCAAATAATGATTAGATTTGCAGCATGAGAGTAGACGATCGAGTACGCATTAAATACGATTACGCCGGGGACACCGGGACGGTTACGGAGGCCGACGTGTTAGGCGTGGTCGTGCAATGGGACGGATCGAACGTTGAGGAGTGGTATTATTACGAAGAACTAGAATTGATTGAATATGAGTAAAATAAAGTTTATAGGTGTTGAAGATCTGATACTCCAAGCGCCAACTGGATGGAGAGGGAAGATTAAAAACGCTTTCCGTCGATTGTGGTGGAAAATTTGTGGGTATTACAACCGCAAACAATTGGAATATATTTGTAACTTGCATCCGAATTACAAGGGCGGCCTAACTTCTGACCAAGCAGCGACACTTAACGCGGTGGCAGAGTACGCTAAGGCCGACCCTTTTATTGTAAAAAACGGGAATCTCGTGTACCGTATCCCTCGTATTGAGGACGTAACACTGTGGCAGGTGATCGAAGCGAGACGGAGCGAGACGGCAACGGAGAAGGTTACGAAGTGGTGTACGCCTATCGAGCACAAGCCAGCCGAGTATGCGCCGGATAACGTCTACCATTTGCTTTGTGCGACTAAGTACATTAAGGAGCAGATAGAGACGGCAGACGGACTAGAGAAGCGGTTGTTCCCATTTGACGCGGGAAGCGCGCCGGAAGATGATCCGATCAAAGAGGCGAAGAACGTGTTAACGCTTGTGCAGGCTACGTCGGAATTGTTCGCTTGTTCGTTCGAGGACGCGAAGCGGATCAACTATCTGGACGCGATGTTAGCATTATCGAAGCGGCACGAGGAGAACGAGAAACAAAAGGCAGAGATGAAGAAACATTATAAATCATAACGTTATGGGTTTAAAAAAGTATGAGATTATTACAGTAGGGAGCGACAAGAGAGTACGCGCCCTTCGTTCGTGGGCGGTAGGCGACCGTTACGTCAATATCGGCGACGTGGGCGGTATCGTGTACGACGAGAAGACATTATCGCAGGACGGCGCTTGCTGGCTGTTTAGGGGCAACTTCGGTTTTCCCGGTGCACGCATCGGAGGGGATTCGATCGTAGATGTAGGCGAAGCGGCTTTGCCTGCTAGCGGCTCGCCCGCCGTAGACATTCTAGGGTCTAGCGTCGTAGTTGGTAGCAAATTACAATTCGCATCGAGACAGACAACAGCGGACGCGGTGGTGCTAACAGCGGCTGACTTCGAGCAGGGGATGCTGAATTTTGTATCAGGGGCTAACTGGGAAACTATGAAGTCCGTTAGTAATAATTACGTGAGAACTAAAGCCCCAATATTCATGGGCGGCACGGCAACAACGCTGAAGGTTGATGTTCCGGGGTATGCGGTTCAAGCCTACGTTTTAGATCGTGACGGCAACGGCATGACGGCTACGGCATCAACTAGAACAGGGGTAGGCGCGACGCTGGCCATTCCAGCAGGGCAGTACTTTCTAGTACGTTTGGTGAAGGAGCCGTTCGCTGCTACTGTCCCGGCAGACGCAACAGCCGCAAAAATCACGTTTACGGGTACCTATGAAACTAAACTTTCCATCGTTGATTCACGCGCGGAGATAAACCCGGCGACCAGCGCGGGGACACTCACATTACGGCCTGGCGGGACTTATACAATGTCATCCGGCGCGAAGTACCCCGACAGCGTTATACAGAATTCAAAGGTATCTATGATGGTGCATGCTACGGCTAACCGAACCATTACCTTAATGGCTGAATTTGTAAACACTAGCGCCGTTATAGACGCGTCGGTAGAAATAGCACCGGCACCTATTGGAATATATAAAAACGTTAAAAACCTGACATTTTCAGGGAGCGTTACAGGGGATGCGGGAGTTGGCAGTCGTGGAGTTATTCAAGCTACGGACTGCGATAACTTCGCCGTATCGGCCACAGTCTTCCCGGGAATGGCAGCAGCGCAAACGGCTGGCATGCCATTCATCTTCCAAGGTTGTAACGTTCCTGGCGGCGCGTTCTATCACCACGCGCAGATAGCCAACACCTACAAGAACATTGATTTTGCGAAGGCTAGCGTAGATTTGGGTAAAACGCTTGAGGGTAACCGTGAGCTTGCTAGTTCAGAAGTCGAAGGGATGTACCGTGTGTATTCGGCGTCGGGGGATGTTTTTGGCAGTCTAGTTGAGGGTTACGATAGTGTTAAGTCTCTAAGCATGGTG